CTTCTACGTCAGTGGCTAATTCGTTCAGGAATTTATTCAGAGGATAATGAGCCTAGCGAACAAGATTTCTTTCTACAATTGGCAGATGCGGAATTAGGATATAGAAAAGGTAAGGAAGAATTTGATCAAACAATTGATGCACTAGGGGACGCCGTACTACAATAATGGCGCGCTCGGCAGGACTCGAACCTGCAACCTTTCGGTTCGTAGCCGAATACTCTATCCAGTTGAGCTACGAGCGCATAAAGAAATAAAAAGGCCCCTGTCTTTTAACCCGTTGGTTAGACGGAGACAGAGGCCAGCCCACTAGCTATAACGGGCAATATACATTTTAGCTATTTTAAGCCTTTGGGTCAACTTCTGACTCAGAGGCTTTTTCATTTTTAGTAGCAATATTTTGCTTTTCAAAAAGACCCAGTTCAAAGACTGAGCGATTTAGCATCCAATGCATAAACGGTAGGTTTGACATTGAGCTACGAACAATAACGTTCCCTGTTTCATCCATACCTGCAACAACACAGTTTTGCATTGTACCCATGCACTCTTTGAGAAGAGCATCCACAGGATTTTCTTTTTTTGTCTCTTTCTTAGACATAGTTTTCTCCATAGTTAATCAGCATCTTTAACAAACTGGCCGTTAACCATTTTGCCTGTACGCTGTTTGATTACATCATACGCACTTTGAACACATTCATTCATGCTTATGTTCCATGCGTTCGTTTGCATAACGAGAGTGACGAAAATATCGCCAATAGCATCTTTGATCTCTTCAAGATCTTCTTTCTTAATGCCCTCTAGAAGCTCGTTCACTTCTTCTTGAGTTTTTTTAAACTGAGCGATGGGATTAGGGTGGGGCAAAATACCTTTACCCTCTCCCCATTCTTCAATCAGCTTTGTTAGTTGGTCTAAATTCATATTACTTTCCTTCATCATCAATCCCCCAGACATCGCCCCAATCACCCGACAGGGCCCCTTTGGCGTAATCCACAGATTTGTTTTCAAAGAAGTTGGTGTGAGTAACACCCAACATACCATCCACCCATTCAAGCGGGTTCTGCTTCACCTTGAAGATACCCTTCATGCCCAAGGCAATAAGGCGTCTGTCACAGATGTAACGGATGTATTGTTTAACCTCGTCACGGGTGAGGTTTTCCATCTCGCTCACACCGAAGGCTAGGTCGATAAACTGGTCTTCTAAATCCACCATCTTCTCAGCGATAGCGTATATCTTAGCCTTGAGCTCGTCATTCCAAACACTACGGTTCTCTTGGACGTAGGTACGGAACAACTTAATCATGCTCTCGGTGTGCAGAGTTTCGTCTGCAATTGACCATGCAATGATTTGACCCATGCCGCGCATCTTGCCGTGGCGAGTAAAGTTCAACAGCATAATAAAACTGGAGAACAATTGCATACCTTCTGTGAAGGCACTGAACCCAGCAATCTGTGCAGGTAGATCATCATCCCCTTGCAGATCTTTAAAGTAGTCGTGCTTCTCAGCCATCTCAGCATATTCTAAGAACTCATTGTAGGTGCTCTCAGGCATCCCTAGAGTTTCAATCAAATGACTATACGCGGCCACATGAATAGCTTCCCGTGCGGCAAACGATGATAGCATCATACGGATCTCAGGTTGTGGGAACACAGGCAAATAATTATTCACATATGCTCCAGAGACATCAATGTCCCCCTGAGTAAAGAAACGAAAAATCTTTGTAAGGAATTCCTGTTCTTCAGTGGACAGGCGATTGCGCCAATCTTTAGTGTCTTCCAACATTGGAACTTCAGTCCACAACCAATGCATTTGCTCAGATTGAACGAACGCATCATACGCCCACGGGTAGTTGAAAGGTTTATAGAAATCCCGGGTGTCTGTTAGTTTTAGTTTTTTTACCATTTTATTATCCTTCACAAGCTAGGCAAACATCGCCATCCGCGACTGCCGTTAAATCAATTTCATCCTCAAGACGCTTACGCTCAATCTGCATACCCACCTTGTCTGCCTTTCTGAGTTTGTCAGAGCGGCAGTAATACAAGCTCTTTAGGCCCTGCTTCCAAGCTAGGAAGTGGCAAGCGTGTAGGTATTTGACGTTTACATCTGGACGGAAAAATAAGTTTAGAGACTGCCCCTGATCGATGTACGGTTGGCGGTCTGCCGCAAGGTCAACTAACCAACGCTGGTCAATCTCAATTGCAGTTTTGAATACTTCCTTAATGTCTTCAGGAATATCCAAGTGTTGTACTGAGCCATCATTACCAGTGATTGAGGCCCAAGTCTTTTGGTTGTCCATTCCCAAATCAGCAAGAGCCTTTTTAAGGAATTTATTCTTCTGTATATACGCGCCTGATAAAGTATCCTGACGAAATACATTAGCCCGGTAAGGTTCAATAGATGGGGATGTATTGCCCATAATTAAAGAGCTAGAGGCATTAGGAGCAATAGCTGTCCAATGACTGAATCGGCGGTTCACACCAACCTCGTAAGCATCTGGGCAAGCTCCACGCTTTTCAAACAGAATAGCATCACCTTTAGAACACTGATCCGCAATGTGTGTATATATCTGCTTGTTCATCACCTTAGCCATCGCACAATCTAGTGGGATGTTTTTCTTCTGGAAGTAGGCGTGAAGCCCTAGAGTACCAATACCAATAGAACGCTCGCGCATAGCTGAATAAACGGCTCTGTGAACGTGCTGTGGAGCATTATCAATGAAGTGCTGTAGAACATTGTCTAAGAACTCCATGATAGCTGGAATGAACTCAGGGTCTTTGCTCCATAGATCGTAGTATTCTACATTCAGAGAAGACAAACAGCACACGGCTGAACGCTTAGTATCTGTAGGCAAGAAGATCTCTGTGCACAGATTAGAGCCATTAATCTTCAGCCCAAGAGCCTTCAACCATTCTGGCATAGCATCATTGGCCGTATCCAAGAACACCAGATAAGGCTCACCTGTATGCATACGGAGCTCAAGGATTTTCATCCACAAGTCACGGGCAGATACAGTCTCAGTCACCTTACCATTATTAGGGTTAATTAACGGCCAGCTATCATCAAGGTTCCGATCACGCATACACGCTTCAACAAGCTCCATGAATTTGTTGCTGATGTTAATGCCGTGATGCAGGTTCATAGTACGGAAATTTGGATCGCCTGTTGGCTTTCGCATCTCCATAAACGTAATAATATCTGGATGGTCGATGTCCAAGAAGGCGGCATAAGAACCACGGCGAGTGCGCCCCTGACGATAGGCTAGAGAGCCCGCGTCATATGTTTTAAGGTGAGGCATAACCCCTACAGATTTTTCATCTGCCCCTCGGATACCAACATGGATGCCCACACCACCACCGAGCATCGATAGCCAAGACACTTCACCATAGGTGTTTACCAAGCCCTCTGCGCTATCATCCAAATAGGATAGGAAGCACGAGATTGGTAACCCTTTATTACTACGGCCGTATGATAGAATGGGCGTAGAAAAAGATAGCCAGTGCTTACTTGCGTAGTCGTAAATCTTTTGAGCGTGTTCTGCATCCGTTGCGAATTGTTCAGCTACAAACGCAAACCGCTCTTGCGGAGACACTTCATCATCCCGCATATAACTTTCCCGAAGCCTATTAAGCCCCAAGTCATCAAATAGTTCGTCATTTTCTAGGTTTATATTTACTTTTGTCATTTCTTCCTCATCATCTTAATGTGTTATTACCCCTGAACCACGCCACTAACGCCTTGCGCCTACCCATCCATACAGGACGAGCTAGGTGCAAAAGGTGCGATGGTAATACGATTGCAGTGCCTCTGGTTCTTGGGGCGTACTTCACATAAGAGCCATTCACGGCTTGCGTATGAGAATTGATTTGTAAGCGTCCGCCTAGATAATCAGATGGATCTGAAAGCTGTATAATGCAGGTTAGTTTTCTTGTTGCGACTTGCTCGTGACCAGAATCCGTATGCCAGTTATAGAACTGACCAAACCCGTATTCTAAATACTGAAGTGCTTCCATTTCACCGTTAAGATCAAAGTTTAGCCACCTATCATTTAAGTGCTCTACACGGTCTTGAATTTTATCATGTACCCATGAATTATTCGGCTCCCTGTACAGCCATGATAGCTTGCAATTTCTAGCTAATTTATCCTTCAACGATTTTTGTACGGACAACACCTGCCCCTTACTCATAGAGCTTTCACTCGCGAGCTTGCAGATGTCATCACATTCTTCTTGGCTAAATAAATCAAACCAAGTGAACTGATGTATATGTTTCATAGAGAACCCGCTTTCTTCTTACGGCGGGCTATCTCTCTCTTCAGATAAAACTCAGCCTTTTCTAAGTCTTCAAGAGGAACCTCATGTTTCTCCTCACAACGCCAAATGTATTTGACGACGTTTCCGAGATTGAAGTTCATGTGTTCAGTTACTTGAATGCACTCCACGCCCGATGGGTGTTTTGTGTAGTGCGGTGGATGGTTCACCATATCCACTTCGGCTCGCTGAGTATTTTTAGCGATATTGACCGTCTGGCCCGAGACAGAGTCTTTGACTACGGTATCGAAGGGGTATGAGTGAGCATATATTGTTTTTTGTTCCTCTTTGCTCATTAGTGTTTCCTGTGTTTTTTTGGATCGAATTTAATAACATTAAGGTTAGTTTTATTTTGTTCCTTAATGCGCCTTGTTAGCTCCTCGTCAGGTTCAAATCCGATCTCAATTTCATAATCGTCTTCGTCCTCTTCTCGTGGCTCAAAGCCATCGAACCCGGGAGCGGATCTTACAATTTTACCAGCGGCAACAACGTTCTCA